TATTGGTGCTGAACCTACCATGCGTAGAGATTTACCAGAGTTAATTACAGATATTAAAAAAACTGGTAATAGATGTACCTTACTTACAAATGGTTTACGATTAGCAAAAGACTCTTATGTTAAAACTTTAAAACAACATGGTTTGACACATTGTTATGTGAGTATGAATGGCGCTGACAATGATGATTGGTATGAACAAATAGATGAGTTAAGATGTGCTACTAAAAAAGTACAGGCTCTTGAAAATTTAAAAAAGAACAATTTTATTATTGACACAGGAACAATCATTGTAAAAGGTATTAATGATGAAGTTATTGGTAGATTATTACATATGTTTAATAGATTAGAAATTAAAAATGTAATGGCAAGAATTAAAAATGTAGGTAATCTTGGTAGAAGTATGTATGATAGTGAATTAGGAAACTGGAGTATGGATGACCTAATAAAGTTAGCAAGTGAACAAACAGGTTTAAGTGTAGATTACATTGAATCTTGGAGAAATAAACCTATCTATCAGAATATAGAACCAGAAATAGATAGTTTTATTTTTCCTTTAAAAGAAAATCCAGGAAAATTACTACACAAAAGTGGTGTATGGTTTAAGATAGCAAATTGGAAAGGCAATGGTAAAGATATACCTTTTACAGGTCAAACTAGAAGAGGTAGAATGACACCTGATTTTAAAATTGCTCCTTTCTTTGAACATGTGGTGGCGAATGAAGGCGAATATTAAAAACATATTAAACGATATAGATACAATATCTAAATTAACTTACGAAGCTTCAAAAGACTCGTATCATAACTTTCACGATTTTGGTAGAAGAGTACCAGACTATTTAAACTATCATGTTGTAGAACAAGACAATAAAGTTATTGCAATGGCAGGAATGTTTCAAAGTAAATATTGGCCGTCAAACTTTGTAAGAGTATTAGATAGATGTTATTACTTTAAAGATAATAGAAGTAATACTTTAAATTCATATCAAACTGGTGGTATTGCTACAACACATTTATTACCTTTACATATAGAAATAGCATTAGAAAAAAACTTAATACCTTTTTTTTCAATATCAGGAATAAAAAGACGAGCTGCAATGCAGAAAATGATAGATAGGTGGAATAAAGGATTATATAAAAAACTTATATTATTACCTGATATGTATTTTACATGCAATCATAATGTAGATGAAAACACTAACGATAAGTGTTGGCAAAATGTTGCAATTTTAGATGTAGAAGGCTATAAAGATTTTAATTTGCCTAGCCGCCAATGCCGCTAGATAACACAGGTTCAGTTTCACCAAAATGTTCAATAATGCAAGTTACTCCACTACCTGCCAAATAATTATTTCGTGCTGTTTCGTTAGCTGCGTAGTCTTCTCTTTCAGCAATATTAGATGATATACTTTCTTCTCTAAAACAAATTTTGTAGTATTGTTTTAAACCGTCAGCTGTTTCTGATTTTTGATAAACTTCAACTGAAGGATTTACAATGTCGTCATCTTTTAATGTATCCATCAATGCCTTTGCCTCAGCTGTTGGCTCATACCATGCTGTATCTGAATTTGGTCTAGTGTAAGTAACGAGTACCCAATGTGACATAAATATTCTCCTTAAAAATAATAATATTATTATTTATAATGTATAAATAGTAATAACAAGGAGATAATTATGAATACAGTAATGATTGATGGCAAAGATTATGATGTCTCAAAAATGAGTCCAGAATTGCAAAATTACCTAGTGGTAAGACAAGAAATTCAGGCTTCTAAAGTAAGACACATAGTTGAGCTAGAAAAAATTGATGTGTTAACTTCACATTATAACAATAAAATAGCAGAATTAGTAAAAAAAGAAATACCAGAAGAGAAAAAGTAAATGGCCGCAATAGCTAATCTATCAATAGACCAAGGAACAACATTCAGTTCGGATGTTACAGTTAAAGACGCAAACGGTAACCCTTTTGATTTAACAGGATATACAGCATTAGCTAGAATGGCAAAGGGTTATTCATCTACAAGAACAAGAACAATAATCACTTGTACCGTCTCCGCTGACGCAACTTCAGGTGTCGTATCAATGCAATTATCAGCAGACCAGACTTCACAATTAGATGAAGGCAGATATGTATATGATTTAGAGATTTTACAGACTTCAAGTAGCACAATCACTAGAGTTATTGAAGGCATAATTAATGTGAGACCACAGGTTTCTATCTAATTCAACTCTTTTTTGTTATAAATATAGATAAGGAGAGAAGTAATGCCAGATATTACAGCTAAGATTAATGTAAATACATCACAAGGACCACAACAGGTTTCTGTCGCTTTACCCTCAGCTCAGGCTGCTCAAAACAGTTCTCTTCAATTAAAATTATTGGGAGATGTTGATACAACATCATTAGAGGATGGAGCACTTTTACAATATAGGTCAAGTGACGGTAAGTTTGTTACAAGAAATGAAATAGTAACTACTACTGGTACATTGACACTAAACGCAGGAGCATTTTAGGAGTTTTAGATGGCTACAGTAATTCAGATAAAAAGAAGTTCAGGTACTACCGCCCCGAGTACGCTGAAACTTGGTGAATTAGGTTATACTTATGGTACAGGTACACAAGGAAATCTAGGAGATAGATTATTTGTTGGTGAGGGTGGTGTTGACGGAAACGGTAACGCAAATAATATTTCAGTAATTGGTGGTCAGTATTTTACAGACATGTTAGACCATGTCAAAGGAACCCTAACAGCAAATTCAGCTTTATCAGCAGACGCAAACTTAGCAATTGACCAAGTAATTATTGGTAATAGTGCAAGTGCTGGTGGTACTGTTAAATTAAACGAGGGTACAAACAACGGTACAAATTTCGTAGGATTAAAATCTCCTAACGCATTAGCAAACACAGTTACATTTACATTACCAGGTGGTGATGGTTCAGCAGGACAATTTTTAAAAACAGATGGTTCAGGTAATTTAGATTTCTCAACTGTTAATCAATTTATAGATTTAGCAGGTAACACAGGAACAGATACTTACAATACTTCCGAAACACTTACATTTTTAGGTTCAGGTGGTTTAGTTCAAACTGTTACAGATAATACTGTAACTGTAACTGCTACAGCATTAACAAATGCAAACTTATCAGGTAGTGCAGCTATATCAAATGCTAACTTAGCAAATCCTACAACTACTTTAGGAAACTCTACATTAACATTAGGTGCAGCTACAACAGACATTGCAGGATTAACTTCTTTAGTTGTTGATAGTATCACAATTAACGGTGCTACAGTTTCAACAACTGCTAGTAATACTGATATTGTTTTCTCTCCTCACGGAACAGGAACAGTTACAGTACCAAGTGGTTACGAAGACAGAGCAGGATTTACAACACAATCTTTAGCAAACAAAGCTTATGTTGACCAAGTTGCACAAGGACTTGACGCTAAACCATCAACAAGAGTTGCTACTACAGCAAACTTAACGGCAACTTATTCAAACGGTACTGCCGGTGTTGGTGCAACATTAACAAACTCTGGTTCACAAGCTGCTTTCGCAGTTGACGGTGTAACGCCAAGTCAAAACGATAGAGTTTTAGTTAAAGACCAAACAACAGCTGCTCAAAACGGTATCTATATTTTATCAACTGTAGGTTCAGGTTCAGCAAATTGGGTTTTAACAAGAGCAACTCCTGAAGACCAACCTGCTGAATTATCAGGTGGTTCATTTGTATTCGTAGAAGAAGGTACTGCTAACGGAGATAACGGTTATGTATTTACTCACACAGGCGCTCCTACTTTTGGTACAACAGCATTAGATGTAACACAATTCTCTGGTGCAGGTCAAATAAATGCAGGTGCAGCTTTAAGTAAAACTGGTAACCAAATGGATGTTGAAGTTGACGGTTCATCTATTGAAGTTAACGCAGACGCATTAAGAGTTAAAGCATTAGGTATTACAAACGCTATGTTAGCAGGTAGTATTGACGGTGCTAAGATTGAAAACTTTACATTTACAGACGAAGGTTCTTCACAAGGTGCAGTTCAAATTGGTAACCCTATGGAGTTTTTAGCAGGCGAAGGTATCAATACAGTCGCTTCAGGTCAAACACTTACAATAACAGGTGAATTAGCAAGTACATCAAATATTGGTGTATCTAAATTTACATCTGATAACTTTGCAGTTTCTTCAGGTGATGTTTCTATTATTACAGTTGACGGAGGTTCATTCTAATGAAATTGTGGAATAAAATTAAAAGTTGGATTATTAATCCTTATATGAAACCTTTAGTTTTAAAAAAGAATTGGGAATTAAATACAGATTTAAAACACTTAAAAAAACAAACTAAAGCTGAGTTAGAAAAACTAGGCAGAAAAATTGGTGTTGAATTAGACAAAAGACTTACTAAAGATAAACTCATTAAACAGATTAGAAAACATAGTAAATAATGGCTACGGTAATAAAACCAAAAAGAAGTGAGACGGCTCTTTCTATACCAGCTGCAAATGCATTAGCAGTAGGTGAGTTAGCAGTAAATATTACAGACGGTAAGTTTTATACTAAAACAACAGGTAATGTTGTTAAAGAAATTGGTGGTGCAGGTTCGGTTACTTTACAAGATGTTGTAACTAACGGCGCTAGTTCAAATGTAGATATTCTTTTAGACGGTTCTAATTTAGTCTTTGAAGGTTTTTTAGCAAACGCATATGAAACAACTTTAACGGCTGCAGAACCAACACAAGATAGAACAATTACTTTACCCAATGTAACTGGTACTGTAATTACAACAGGAAATTTAACAGTAGATGGCACAACAACAGGTGATGTACTTGTTGGTGAGGGTGATTCTCTCGCATATGCTATCGTATTTGGAAGTTAATAAAATATGGCAAGTGCATTTAAAAACGCAGGTATGACAGTTGTAACAAATGATAATTCAAGTGCTAATTTATACACAGCACCATCAAATGGTACGGCAGTTATACACGCATTATATATCTCAAATAAAAGTGTAACAAACTATGGAAATGTTGATGTTAAAATTACTACAGACGGTGGTACTACTTTTCATCATGTTGCAAAATCAACTCAAATTGAGCCAGAAAACACTTTAATTCTTGATAAACCTGTCAATTTAGAAGCTAACGATATATTGAGAGTTGTTGGAGAATTAAACTCCGATTCATCTCAACCTGAAATGGAAGCAGTAGCAGCTATTTTAGAAGTTACATAATAAAAGTATTATAAATAGTATTTAAGGAGTTAATTAATGGCATATTTAGTAGATAAGACATCAGACACAGGTATTTTTAGTAGTGCCCAATCTGCCTTTCACGGTCTTAAAGTAGAAAGAAAAACATTTGCTAATGATGGCCAAGTTGACGAAGGTGTATTAACTTATACCAAGGCATTTATGTCGGATCCAAATGTTGCAATTAGTTTAGCAGACTATGGTACTCCGTATAATGGTGTTGATGACGCTAATAGTGGTGACGCAAACCAATATAATAGAACATTAATATCAAACCAAGGAACAGAATTAGCTGATGGTAGAACACCAGGCTCAAGAGCGTATGACGGTGTTCGTTTTGATAACAGTAAACTGACTTATTATATGAACGCAGACGGATTTCTAGTTGCTAGATATTTCGCAGACTTCACATATAATACAGGTTCAGCAGGAAATACAAGGAACTATACAACATAGGATAACAAATGGCAGATTTCGTATTAGGGAGAATTAAATTTGTATGGAAAGGCTCTTGGGCAGGTTCAACTGCTTATATAGCTGATGATGTTGTAAGATATGGTGGAAATGCTTTCATAGCATTAGCAAACCACACATCTTCAGCAGCTTTTGAAACAGATTTAGCAGCCAACCCTACAAAATGGCAAAAAATGGTTGGCGGTGTAGAATACAAATCTACCTACGCAAACTCAACTTATTACAAAGTAGATGATATTGTTAAGTATGGTCCAACTTTATATAGATGTTCAACTGCTCACACTTCAGCGTCAGCAGTTTTAGATTCAACAAAATTTACGGTATTTTTACCAGGTCTTGAATTTGAAGACTCATGGTCAAACTCAACAGCTTACCAACAAGGTGATATTGTAACTTACGGTGGTTATCAGTATGTTGCAGAAAGAAATAACACAGGTGTAACACCAATAGATTCAGGTGCAGATTGGGAAGTAATTACTACTGGTTTCAGTATGCAAGGAACATGGTCGTCTTCTACTGTTTACAAAACTGGTGAAGTTGTACAATACGGTGGTAACACTTATGTATTTAAAGTTACTACAACAGCAGGTCAATTACCAACTAACTCATCTTACGCAGATTTACTAGCTGAAGGTGTTTCACTAAAAGGTGTATGGTCTTCGGGTACTGCTTACAAAATTGGTGAAGTTGTAATTTCATCTAGCTCAACTTATAGAGCAAAAGTAGATACAACAGCAGGTCAAGCACCAGGAAATGAAGTTGATAATACTCAATGGGCAGTCTTTGTAAAAGGTGCTCCATCAGGTGTATTCACTACACAAGGTGATACAGTAATACAAGGTGCAGCTGGTCCTGAAAGACTACCAATCGGTAGACAAGGAGACAGATTAAGAGTTAACGCTGCTGGTACAGGATTAGAATATTTTGAAGAAAGTTCAGGTAACTCTTTACATGTTTCTCCAGAAGGATTAGACACTAATCCAGGAACAGAAACTTTACCTTTAAAAACAATTAAAAAGGCTTGTCAACTTGCAGGTTCAAATGGTATCTCTCAAATTAAATCAATTACAGGTGGTACAGGTGGAACGCCAGGTACATTTAGAAATGTATCTATTACAGGTGGTTCATCTACAGGTGCTACAGCAGATATCGTAACAGATGGTTCATCTACACCAACAATTACTATAATCAATAATGGTTCAGG